GTTATGCACCCATTCCATATGGCAGGTGTAGCAGGTATGTTCGGTGGAGCATTATTCTCTGCCATGCACGGTTCTCTTGTTACATCTTCTCTAATCAGAGAGACAACTGACAACGAATCACAAAACTATGGTTATAAATTTGGTCAAGAAGAAGAGACCTACAACATCGTTGCTGCTCATGGATACTTTGGTAGATTAATCTTCCAGTATGCATCGTTTAACAACAGTCGAAGTCTTCACTTCTTCCTTGCTGTCTTCCCAGTTGTTTGTATCTGGCTTACCTCTATGGGTATATGCACGATGGCATTCAACCTTAACGGTTTCAACTTCAACCAGTCTGTCGTAGACAGCAACGGTAAAGTTGTTCCTACTTGGGGTGACGTTCTTAACAGAGCGAACTTAGGTATGGAAGTTATGCATGAAAGAAATGCACACAACTTCCCACTTGATCTTGCTGCTGCTGAGACTAGTGAGGTTGCACTCGTTGCTCCTGCAATAGGCTAAAACCAAAATCACTTTTTGATTCCCAGATACCCCGAAAAAAAATCGGGGTATTTTTTTGTGCTTTAAGGTTTTTTGTGTTATAATTAATACAAACCTTACACCCTTTTTTTAATGGACATAAGTAATTGGGAGCAAGAATACCTTACTATGAATCCCGACCTCTCAAAGAGACAAAAGGAACTTCTTCAAGGTGATGCCATCAAATCACATGAAGGTATGTTATATGGTGGCATGTATGCTGATTGGAAACGTCGCAAGGAGGAAGAGTGATGGAAAGTAATGAATATCATTCTCTACAAAGAGAACAGAATGAAAGAATTAAAGCATTAGAGACAAAGGTTGATGACCTTGAAGAAGATAACAAACGTCTCATGGGTGAAGAGAATGAGAGATTGAAAGGAAGGATCCGTAAACTTGAGAAGTGGGTTGCTGGTGCTGCTGCTGTTATTGCTGCTGCTGTTGCAGGTCTTGGATTGATAGAAGCAACTGATATAGGTATGGCAAAGACTGCTAAACAAGCTCAAGAACATAGAGATTACTTTATAAACATACTTCATCCAGCATTTGTTAGAAGTAATTGGTTAGGTCCAAATTATAATAACTTAGAAGGACAAGAACCTCCTGAGTGGATTAAGAACAAATGAGACTCGGTGTTATGTGTTCTGGAAACGGAACTAACTTCGAGAACATATTACGTTCTGTCACTAAGCATGAAGTAGTGATCATGATACATGACAAGAAGGATTGTGGTGCTGTTAGAAGAGCAGTTAAGTTTGGTGTTCCTCATTGTCGAATCAAGGCAAAGGATGAAAAGGATATGATAAAATTATTTGAAGCATGGAATGTAGATTTAATAGTCCTTGCAGGATATATGAGGATAATTAAAAATCCTGCTGCTTTCCCTGCTCCTATTATTAATGTACATCCATCACTACTTCCTAAGTACAAAGGATTACATGCTGTAGAACAAGCCCTAGATAGTGGAGATACTGAGACTGGTTGTACTGTTCACTATGTTAACGAAGAGTTGGATGGTGGAGAGATAATAGATCAGTCCAGAGTTATGATATGTCCTGGTGATACTGTTGAAACTTTAACTCATCGTATTCAAAGGGCAGAATATCGTCTTCTACCTTTAGTGATCAATGCTTTCGAGGGACAATAGACTACGCTTGTCAGAAATAGCATGTCGTGTTAGACTAGGACGCAAAGTTACTCTGACAGAAAGAATCTGGGTTAATAAACTCATAGAACATAATAATAGTGCAAGAGGTATCTATGAAAGAATTGTTGGCGGGAAAGGTCAAGACCGTTTATGATGTTGATGGTGATGCACAGAAGGTGCTCATTAAATATCATGATAAAGTTACTGCTGGTAACGGTAGGTCAGTAGATTTCCCAGAAGACAAAGGTAAAATCTGTTGCCTTATATCTGCATTACTCTTTGAGTTGATGGAGAAGAATGGTATCAAGACTCATTTCTTAGGAACAGAAGGTCTAGATACCATGTTGTGTAGGAAACTAACTATCATACCAGTAGAAGTTATTGTAAGAAATATTGCTGCTGGTTCTATTGTTAGACAGACAACATTAAATGAAGGTACTATTATTCAACCTGCTATAGTAGAGTACTTCCTTAAGGATGATGCTAAAGATGATCCGTTGCTTACATATGATAGGGTAAGGTTAATGGGTATTGACCCTGCACCTATGAAAGAACGAGCACTTGATATTAATTATCAGTTGCAATCCTTATTTACCCTGATGGGTATTGACCTTGTTGATTTTAAATTGGAGTTTGGTTACGATGCTCATGGCGATTTATTCCTGGCTGATGAATTATCACCTGACAACATGCGACTCTGGAAAAAGGGAACGCAAGAGAGATATGATAAGGACTTATTTAGAAAAGGAGAAGGAGATATAGTACAGGCATATAAATATATTTTACAGCACCTAAGACAGTTTTCTTAATTGGCGTTCTATTATCCTGAAGGTTATTTTGGTCCTGTTTGTGATTCTCTCGTATCAGAGGAAGAGATAACAAACAGGTCTCGTTTTGCTATTAAAGTGGAACAAGATCCTAGAGTAACAGTCTTTAATGGTACACCACCTGGTTGGTATGATGAAGTATTAAAAATTTTTGATCCTCCTCCACCATTTTTCCTTGGACGTAAGTGTAAACAAAGGGATGATGGTACTTACTATGATTGTGAAGATGAGTTTCTTACACCAATTACATTTGATAGTCCTATAGATGTAACTGATATAGGATTTAGTGATGTGTTTATTAATCCTAATACAGGACCAGAATCTTGTTCACCTTTTGATCCTGATATAAACATTAGACCTATTGTTTTTTATGATGCTAATGGTAATCAGGTAACTAAGATTAAGAAACAGAGGTCTACTCCAGTAACTTATGCTGTTACTTCAGATACTAGTGAAGTAGAACAAACTTCTGGATCTTTAACGGCAGCATTTAATGCTGACAGTAGTGCTTTAGTTATTACTGGTACAGGTACTGGTAATATATTACTTACATTAGACTGGAATGATAATCCTAATACTGCTGGCGTTGCAATAAATACGATTCAACTTGGTGGACAGACTTGGACAAGAGGAGATGGTGCAGGAGGTGGAGCACAAACAGGTAGTCAGACTGAAGGTTTTCAAGTAGTACCAGGTACATATAATATTACATATTCAGGATTAAATGCTGCTAACAATCCTATAGTACAGAATAGCAGTACAAGTTTATGTTTGAAAGATGGTCATGGTCCTGATTGTAATGCTAACTTTACTGTAACTTCATTACTTTCTCAAGATACTGTTGCTAATGCAGGGTATTGGAGTGAAGAAGGAAATAAGTATGGGGTGTGGACAAACCCTATGGTATGTACATTACCCTTTATAACTCAGACTGTTACTTATTTGATACCTATACCTGCTAATGATACGTATGGGTTTACTTTTGGATGTGATGATAATGCTTCTATATTTCTTAATGATGAGACCACAGCATTTTTAACTGCTGAGGGTGGTATTTTTGCTGCTGGTGCTAATGCTACTCCCACAACAGGAACAAGATCATTAACTGCTGGTACATTAAAATTACAAGTTAGTTGTACAAACTCTGCTGCTGGATTTGTAGATGGTGATGGTAAACCATATGGAGATGCATTTCTTTGGCAAAGAAATCCTGGTGGATGGTATATTAAAATCTGTAGAGGTGGAATATGTTCTGGTTCTTCTAATATTAGTTGGGTTAGATCAGGACCACACCCTGCATGGCCAGACTTTATGGATACTTATGCAGTTTATCCATCCAATACTGCTACACTAGAAGGTATTAATCATGCTGCTAATTGGATTGCAACATGTCCTACTGCAGGAGATTATACTCTTGAGTGTAGAGCAGATAACTGGGCTCAGTTTGTATGGGATGGTACTACATTAGGATCTATAGGACAGAATGTAGCACCTTTTAATGCTTCGTTCTCAAGTAGTACAACATATACTATTAGTGGTGTAACAGTTGGAGATCATACACTAGCAGTTACAGTACTTAATGGTACAGGTAATTCTGATTGGCCAACTAACCCAGGCGGTGTTGCATTTGTATTGCGTGACGCTAGTAATAATGTTATAATGACTTCACTTGACCTAGATAATGCTGGAAACGGAAATCTAATCTGGCATACAAGAATGGCAATAGGATACGATTATGAAACTACCTAAACTAAAGAAAGAAGATTTAACTAAACAACTAAGAGAGGTTGTTGGTGATGTTGATATTGAATTCGATTCTCTTGTAGATCCTAATGATGTAATGATACTCCCTGAGTATGATGAGGAGAAATTTATGAAAGAGAAGGAGGAACTCCATTCTAAGTTGATCTATGAGCAGAAAAGATACGATGAGATCATGGAGAAACTAGAGAAATCCGAACACCCTTGACAGAAATGTAAAGATATGTTATTATAAATACTTCTTCAACACAGGAATCGAAACTATCGTGCCCCTGCGTCGAATGTAATATGAACCCATGTCGAGGGTTCTATCATCCGCAGGGTCTTTTTGTATCCTTGCGAGACACTTAAACACAATCATGTCTATTAAATCAACAATCGCTGCAGTAGCAGCATCTCCATTCCTTCTCGCTGGTGCAGCTTTTGCTGGTCCATATGTGAATGTAGAAAGCAATATCTCTTATCCTGATGGAGACTACTCTGGAGCAACAACTGATCTAGCAATCGGTTATGAAGGTTCTGCTTCTGAGAAAGTTTCTTACTATGTCCAAGGCGGTCCTGCATTCACTGCAGTTGACGGTACAGACGGTTCTGAAACTGAGTTCTCTGGTAAAGCAGGTCTTACTGTTGCTGCTACAGATTCTCTAGGAGTCTATGGTGAGCTTTCAGGCATCACTGATGAAGATTCTTCAGGTGACGGTATCGTTAACTGGGGTGCTAAGTTAGGTGCTAAGTTCACATTCTGATTGACAGAGTAAATCAGATAATATATACTGGGTGGGGTTTATCCCCACCCTTTTTATTTTTTAAACTACTATGAATTTCACAGTCTATACAAGGGACGGTTGCCCTTATTGCACTCAGATTAAACAAGTATTACAAGGAAAAGGATATAATTTTAGGGAATATAAATTGGGGCTTGACTTTCAGAGAGAAGCATTCTATGATCAGTTTGGTCAAGGTTCTACATTCCCTCAGGTTGTTTTAAATAGTGATAATCTAGGTGGATGTACAGAAACAGTTAAATACCTGCGAGAAAACAATCTTATCTGATGGAAGAATTCTACGATTTAGTTGAACATGCTATTGATGCTGCATTTGAGCAAGAGATGTATTTGTTTAAATGTTATCAATATCTTCAGCATATTAAAGCAACTCGTAGACAAGTCAGAGAGTTTATTGAGTCCAGTACAGCAGGATCTACTGCTCTTTTAGTTTCAGATCTCGATGCATATATTAAGGGAGGTAGTGATGCTGACCATAAGTATATTCGAGAAGCATATGGTCATCTAGGAAAACCTAGAGCACGTAAGATAAGAAATTATCTTTATGGTATACTAAAAGATGTTAGGCAATACGAAATAGATCGTAAGCCAGGGAGAAAGAAACTCTCTAAATAAAATCAGATATGGAGAGTCACATGGAGATTGCATTAGTTGTATTAATGGTAATCGGTGCCTTTCTTTTAGGACTGGTGATAGCATGGTTGGCAAAAGGATACGTTGAAGATTATATCGAAAACGCTGCTTATGCCAAGTCAGTTACACACCCAGAGATGTTAGATGAAGAAGGTAACATCATACATGATGAACTAATTTATCTTCGTACTCAAAACAACTGGACTGAATTTCAATCTGATGATGACGATGATGAGGACTAATTATTATGCCAAAACAACAACTTTCTAATAGTAACTCACGGTTACTTATTAGTGAGATCTTACGTAAGGTCTCTAATGCTAAAACAAAAGACGAGAAGGTAAAAATTCTCAGAGATAATAATTCAACTGCATTACGTCAGTTATTAATTATTAACTATGATGATAGTGTAGTTTCTTTGTTACCTGAAGGTGATGTTCCTTATACACCTAATGATGCACCCGTAGGGACTGATCACAGTCGCTTAGAACAGGAGTACAGAGGTCTGTATAGGTTCTTTAAGGGTGGACAAGATACTTTGAAGTCAACTAAAAGAGAGTCTATGTTTATTCAATTGCTGGAAGGTTTATCAGCAGAAGAAGCAGAACTTCTTTGTTTAGTTAAAGATGGTAAACTTACCTCAAAGTATAAACGTATTACTAAAGCAGTAGTAAGTCAAGCGTTTCCTGCTATAGAATGGGGTGGTCGTTCATGAATGTGATACATGAGGATTGTGATCCTAATCTAGCAAAAGATAAAAAGTTACCTTATACTGCATATATTGTAGAGTATATGCGTGAAGGAAGAATCGCATATGATATAGTAAATACAAATAGTGCAGTTGAAATTTTTGATCAGTACTATGATAAGTACAAGAAAGATTTCAAAAATATGCAGCAAACAGAAGGTAGAATTAACCCTAAATTATGGAACCAATCAACTCAGACTCCTCCACCAAAGAAACCCAACAAACCAAACAAAGAAAAAGGATGACGGTATATTTTGATAAGCGTAAAGTAGAGGATGAGGATAAGAAACTTGCTGATGCTAAAGAGCAAGAGCAAAATCTTAAGTATGGCAAACAAGTTGTTGGATTTTTTCTCAATCCTGTTATTCTTATGCTAGTATGGAACTGGTTGATGCCTGGTCTATTTGGACTACAAGCAATCGGTTATTTAAAGGCTATGGGTCTTTATGTAATCTCTCGTATTTTATTTACATCTGATGAATAATGTATCTTTGATCTCTGTAACTCCTGATGCAGAGAAAACTATTGGTTATGTAGCACGTGTCTCTAACCCTAAGAACCAAGAAAATCCTAAGGTAGCAGGTCTACTTAAGTATTGTATTGAACACGGACACTGGAGTGTCTTTGAGCAAGCACATATGACTGTAGAAATATCAACTACTAGAGGTCTTGCTGCTCAGATACTGAGACACAGATCATTTACATACCAAGAGTTCTCTCAACGGTATGCTGATAGTAGTTTGTTAGCTAAAGAGATACCACTACCAGCACTACGTAGACAAGATACAAAGAACAGACAAAATAGTATTGATGATATAGATCCATTAACACAACAAGACTTTGAGATTAAAATGCAAAGACATTTTGTTAATGGAATGAAATTATATAAAGAGATGTTGGATGCAGGTATTGCAAAAGAGTGTGCTAGATTTGTACTACCTCTTGCTACACCGACCAAATTATACATGACAGGTAGTATTCGTTCTTGGATTCACTATATAGATTTACGTAGTGGACATGGAACTCAGAAAGAGCACATGGATATTGCAGAAGGATGTAAAGATATTTTTAAAGAACAATTCCCAATTATATCCGAGGCACTTGGATATGTACACACCCAATAGAACCTATCAGTTATGCCTACGTACGATTTTATTAATAAGAAGACAGGTGAAGTTATTGAGCTTGCTATGTCTATAGCAGATCTCGATAAATATAAAGAAGACAATCCAGATATGGAAAGGTATTTTGGTAATCAAAAAACCTCTGCTGTTTATGGAAATCCTAAACAATCTGATGGATTCAAAGAGGTGATGTCAAAAGTTCAACAACACCATCCTCGTGCCAACCTGAGTCGTTTTACATAATGCCAAGAGCGAGAAAGAAAACTAACGGTAATGGGAACGGAACACCTCTCCAACCCATGTCTAAAAAAATGATGAAGAGAAAGAAGCCTATTGATAAGTCATACATGACTGAGATCAAGCCTCTTACTGATAATCAAAAGATTGCTTTTGATGAGTATAAGGCAGGTAAGAACTTGCTCTTGCATGGTGCTGCTGGTACAGGTAAGACTTTTATTATGCTTTACCTAGCATTACAGGAAGTATTGGATGAAACTACTCCCTACGAAAAAATTTATATTGTTAGGAGTCTTGTTCCTACTCGTGAAATTGGGTTTCTTCCTGGCGATCATGAAGATAAGTCCTATCTTTATCAAGTCCCTTACAAAAATATGGTAAGGTATATGTTCAGTATGCCAGATGATAATTCATTTGAAATGCTGTACGATAATCTACGAGCACAAGACACAATAGATTTTTGGTCTACTTCTTTTATCAGGGGTGTTACTCTTGATAATGCTATCATTATAGTAGATGAATTTAGTAATTTAAATTTCCATGAGTTAGATTCTATGATCACTCGCATAGGTGAGGACTCTAAACTTATGTTCTGTGGTGATATTACACAGACAGATCTTACACGTGAAAAAGAAACCTCTGGTATTTCTGATTTCATTTCCATTCTACAGGGCATGAAACAGTTTACTTGTATAGAATTTGGTTTAGATGATATCGTTAGGTCTGGTCTTGTTAAAGAATATCTTATCGCTAAGTATACACATTTCGGTACAACTCCTGCAGGTATGTCTTGACATATGTGTAGGTCTTTGTTATGATGTATACTGGAAAGCAAAATTTTAATGTTTGAGTTTGTTAATATCAATCTTAAAGATCCTGAAGTCGATCCCATAAACAAGGATGGAGTTCGGTATTACCCTATTCCTGGTGCGGATAAATACTATCCGAGTGTTACCTCAATCACATCGTTCCAGAACGCAAAGTTCTTCCAAGATTGGAGAACAAAAGTAGGTGAAGATGAGGCTAATCGAATTACTGCTAGGGCAACACAAAGAGGAACTACATTTCATAGTATTGCTGAAGATTATATCAAAGGTGACTTGAACTTAGACAAGTACTTGGAAAACAATCCATTACCTGTTAGGATGTTCCAGACAGCTAAGAATACTCTCAATCGTATTAACAATATTCATTGTTTAGAGACTTTCCTATACTCCCATTATCTTGGACTTGCTGGTCGAGTAGACTGTATTGCTGAGTTCGATGGTGAGTTGGCAGTAATCGATTTTAAAACCTCTACTAAAGAAAAGAAGGAAGATTGGATTGAACATTACTTTGTTCAAGAAACTGCATACGCAGCGATGTTCCTTGAACGTTCAGGTATTGAGGTAAAGAAAATTGTCACACTTATCGCAGTTGAAGATGGGTCTGTACAAGTGTTTCAGAAATACAATCTTGATGACTATCTACAATTACTTAAAACCTATATCGAAGAATTTGTTAGGGGAAGACATGCCTAAAGAAAATCTTGAGGATAAATTTTTAACTCCCACCAAGTTCTCTGCTGAAATTGAACGATTGGTACAGAAGAGTGAAGGACTTATCACTTACATAGAAGCAGTAGTTACATACTGCCAAGAGAATGAAATTGAATTGGAAACTGTTCCTAAATTAATTTCTAAACCATTAAAGGAACGACTAAAGTATGAAGCTCAACGTCTTAATTACATGAAGCAATCATCTAAAGGAGTCTTACCTTTATGACCCAGAATACATTTTTTAAATCGGATCAAGTTCAACAAAATCTCCATGATATATTTCAAACATATCAGGAGATTGCAGCAGTAACATCTATGCTTCCTAAGATGAATAAGGAAGAAAAGATACAGCATATTGATAAGTGTAAGATGCTTATTGATAAACAGAAAACATTTTATGGTAGACTATCTCTTGCTTCAGCAGAAGATCCTGAAGCAGCAGATATGAAGAGCAGAGTAAATGCTTTGTCTCAGGCATTCGGATATCAGTCCTTGTTAGACTGCATGAATGCTATGATTGTAACCCTTGACAAAGCAGCAGAGAAGGAGCTTGACTCCTTATAAATAGTATGCTACGATTACACAGTAGCAATTCATACACTCAATACGGAGAATACGATTATGTCTTTTGCAACATTAAAGAAGGCTGCTAAAGCAGGTAACACCTTCGCCAAACTCACGCAAGAGATCGAGAAAATAAATCAACCTCAGACTGGAGGAGGTGCTGATGAGCGTCTCTGGAAACCTGAGTTAGATAAGACAGGAAATGGATACGCAGTTATTCGATTCCTTCCTGCCCCAGATCAAGAAGAAATGCCTTGGGCAAAGATCTGGTCACACTCTTTCAAAGGACCTGGCGGTCAATGGTACATCGAGAACTCTCTTACTACTATTGGTAAGGACGATCCCGTTGGAGAATTGAACAGAGAACTATGGAATAGTGGTCGTGAGCAGGATAAAGCAACTGCTAGAGTACAGAAGCGTAAGCTTTCTTATTACTCTAACATATATGTTGTGCAAGATCCAGCACATCCAGAGAATGAAGGTAAGGTATTCCTTTACAAGTATGGTAAGAAAATCTTTGACAAACTAGTCGAAGCTATGCAACCTGCTTTTAAAGACGAGACACCATTAGATCCTTTCAATCTATGGCAAGGTGCAGATTTTAAAGTTAAGATTAGAAAGGTAGACGGATATTGGAACTATGATAAGTCAGAGTTCGCAGCACCTGGTACTCTAGGTGGTTATGATGATGCTACTTTGGAGAATATCTGGAAGCAATCTTATTCACTTGCTGAGTTTGAAGATTCTAAAAACTTTAAGTCCTATGAGGATTTGAAGAAGCGTTTAGATCTTGTTCTAGGTAAGTCTTCATCACGTCCAGCACCAAGAGTTGTTGATGAGAGTGAGGAAGAAGTTACTCCACAGAATTGGGGTAAGGAAGTTTCTGAGTTCAGAGAGAAAGCAGTCGCTGCTTCTCCTGCAAATTCAGAAGAAGATACGTTATCATACTTTGCATCTTTAGCAGAGGAGGACTGATAATAAAGTGGCACAAAGGGGGATTTATTCCCCTTTTGCTATGCTATAATATACATATAAACAAAAGGGTATTATGAAACTTGCACCTTTGTTACTACTTCCTCTTTTGACTTCTCCAGTTATGGCAGAGAGTATTGGAGATCGTAGTAATCGTCTAGCATATCAAGATGCTCAACAGTATAACTGGAATCCAGAACCAGAATATACCCCCAGAAGAAACAACTGGTTCACTAAAACATACCATCAGGAAGAAAGATATAGAAGAAATAATCACTGGTGGCAAAAGCATTTAGCAACTAACGAATATCAACCAGGTTATTCTTCATCTAGTACTTGTACAAGACAAGAGTACAGAGAAGAATATATTCCTGGTACTGCAAACAATCCAGGTTATGTTAAGACATGGCATGATACTATTGAAGTTCCATGTAATAGACCTGCTAGAACAACTGTAATACGTGAGAGAACACCTTCACCTGATGGGAATGAGTGTCAGGAAGGAGCAATCCTTGGTGGTATCTTAGGTGGTGGAGCAGGTGCTGCATTATCAAGAGGTGATGGACGTTGGTGGGCAATTCCTTTAGGAGTAGTTACAGGTAGTGTCATAGGATGTGACATTGATGGGGGGTAATTATGAGCCCAGACAGACATGATATCCCAATAATAGGAGATTTTTATACTAAGAAAGAAGTTGATGCTATGATTGCTGCTGCTCTTGATGAAGCACGTGCGATAGATGAAGCTTCTATGGCAGAACATAACTTTAAAGCAACCATTATTAGTATGGTACTTGGGTTTGTTTGTCTTGCTTTATTTCTTGATGGTACATTAAGATTATTGGGAATCATACCACCGTTTATGGATATAGATATAAGTATAGTAGATAAGATAGCAGAGAAGGTAGAGTCAGAAGTACTTCCATTATTAAAGCAAGCAAAAGGTTATATACCACGAATATGAACCCCATTACAGATATGATTTTCACAATAATTTGGTTCGGTCTATTAGTGTGGGCTATTAGGTCGATGGCAAGGGGGTGGAGTATGATAATGCAACCAAGAAGTAATGAGGTGAGGATGGATATAAAGACAAGGCAAGTAACAAAAGTACCTCATCCAGAGATGGTAGATGTTGAACAGGGTGATGAGTTGTTAGTTGTAAATTTTACACCTGATGATGAGTTTAATAAGAGGGTAAAAGAATCTGATAGTTTTCTTCAACAATCTTTGGAGAATAGAATTACTGAATTAAACGATTCAGATGATGATGACGATGGTGATGTACCTGCTGTTGTAAGAAGATGAGAACTCAACGTAAAGAAAATTACTACTATGTTTTTTGGACTGTAGCGATGGTTGCTTTTATAGTACCACAAGTCTTTACTGCCTATGCATACATGAGTATTAAAGACCTTCTTGACAAACCTATTAAGGTTGAATTTGTTAAGGAAACCGAAAGATATTCTAAAGAAACCCCCCTTTTATAAGGGTTTCGTTATAAAATAATGTGTAGGATTCAACACAATACACATGTCAGGAGACAATTTACACGGAAATCAACCAATTAAATTCTATTCTGCCGAAGGCAAACGTCGCCATGCAAAAGTACTTGCATCACATGCAATGAATGAAATCAAAGAAGCAAGGTGGCACAACACTAATTATATAATAGAGATTGAAAGTATGTTTGTTAACTCAAGGTACAGGACAGGTAGTCCCATGCAAGAGTAAGGGGGGGGTCATATATAATTCGACTTTTAATTCCCAGGAAACCGCAAAAAAAACTCCGACATTTTTTTCGTCTGTAGGGTTTTTATACTAAAATTGTGGTACTGCCAGGACCGTTATCATATGAGGTTACTGTACCAACATCAACATTTCGATCAACACTTCCAGTAACATATCCAGTAATATCTAAGAACCTCGCTGCTACGCTCATCGGGGTTTTTTTATTGCCAAGATCGTCCATTTCGGCATTTTGCTCATATGCTACTAATTTTTCAAATTCTTCAGTTATTAAATTTACTACAGTTGGGGTAGGTAACTTTATTAGTCTTTTTTGCTCATTTAAGTATTGTTCGTGTTCGTAATTACTTACAGGATAGATAGAATCTGTTTCTGACTTAGTTACTCCATCTGGGGTAACTGTACGCCAAGTCTTATTTACTTCAATACCTTTTTTCATGCAAACTACGTCATTAAACAAAATTTCCTTTGTTTCGTAATGATGAATAGCATCAACATCATCGTAAAGATTAGTGCAGTACTTATATAAGTCATCATCAAGTTTTGGCCATTGTTCGTAAAAATCGGTAATATCGTTAACTAGTAAAATAACCCAATCTAAGAACATATCGCCATATAGGGCAGATGCTAGATTTGATGGTGTTTCTCCATCTTTAATGGAATATGCTTCAAAACTAGTAATAAATTTCTCTAAATCAGGTCTTACTTTAGTTTTTCTGAATATATTTTTGACTAGTCTATATTTAAAGGATTCTTCGTCTCCGACTCCTTCTCCGATATAAACATTTGGGAAATTTGAAAAATACTGCATTAGAACCCCGCATCCATGTCTGCTTGATCGATTAATCTAGTTTCTACAAAAGATACTGCTAGATTTACTGCTGGAACTTGTATCATAGATCCATCAAATTGTTTAAATGACGTATATTGACCATCTGGAGTATAATTTACAGAAACTCCTGTACAGTATGATGGATGTATTTTAAAGTGCATAGTTTGGGTTGGAGCATCAGAACTATTTCCTTGCCATACCAGTCTACCGTCTTCTGCTCTTACAAATTTTAGATCATAATGATCAGGAGTTTGGAAGAATCGTCTATCTTCTCCTCTAGAACTGTACACAAGATCATCAAAGGATTTACTTTCTTTAATATTTTCATCTAATTTCTGTCCTAATCCTTCTTTCCATCCTTTAAGATTCTTACCACCTTTAACAGCTTTCATAAAATCACCTTTAATTACTTTTGGTGCCATACCTACTTTTAGGTACTTAATTATACTTTTAATTTCTTGTGCTTCTCTTGCACTTCTTGCTACTAATTTAAAATTAAAACTATGAGTTCTAAAACCCATAGAATTGAATATTTGTTCACTAAATGGATTAAATACTCTTCCTTCTGTCATAGCTTGTATAACGTTAGGACTTAATTGACCTGCAAGTCCTAACAGACCACTAGCACCATTAATAACATTAGCAACACCAGATGATGTAAATTCAGTTAAAATACCTCTACTTGCTGCCTGTAATGCTTCAGCTTGTTTGGTTGCATCATTTTCAGCAAACATTTGTAAAGCACCCATACCAAGAATACCTACATCAACTTTTTGATATCCTGCTTGATATGCTGTTGCCAAATTAGGTGGCATAGCAAGATATACTGTATCAGGATCGTTGGTTTTGGCTAATGTATCATTACCTAAATTTCTATTTGAATAATATGACTTGTCACCATCCTTATATACTCTTCTATTTCTTTTTATGCATATGTAATCTATCGCTTCAGTAGGTCCACTAGCAACACTACCGTTACCAGGAACTGGACTCTTATATGGATATCTGAAAATCGTCATCCTTAATGACTAAATACTATGTGACCTCTTTATATTTATGCGTTATAAGCAGGGAAAATATAAACCTCGACTTCCAAAGAAGTATAAAGGTGATCCCCGTAACATCTGTTATAGATCATCTTGGGAATATAAGTTCATGCTTTGGTGTGATCAAACTCCTTCTGTACAAGAATGGGGTAGTGAAGAGATTGCTATACCTTATATATCTCCTGTTGATGGTAAACGTCATCGTTATTTTCCAGATTTTTATGTGAAGGTGAATAATAAGAAATATATGGTAGAGGTGAAACCTTTCAGACAAACTAAAGAACCTAAAACACAAAAGAAAGTAACTAAACGGTATATTACTGAAGTTGTTACATGGAGTGTTAATAAGGCTAAATGGAAGGCTGCAAGTGAATTTTGTAAAGATTATGGTTGGGAATTTATGTTAATCACCGAAAAAGAACTTAAAGTATAAAATGGCATTTTTTTCTGCAATAAACGCTCTGCTGACAACTAACTCTGGATCTGGTACAACAAACGGTATAGGAATTCCACGTAAAGATACTGCTCGATATCCTTCTCTGCAAGGATTTATCAGCAATACGATGAAAAAGGATGATAATTCTCCTAGTTTTACCAATCTTTTTTCAATCAATTTCGCAACACCTAGATGTATGCGACAGTATTTCGGTAGTGATAGGTTTGCTTCTGAGACAGGTGATTTAGGTTTATTGATGGATTATTATGCATTAAACCTTAGTCTTCCAAGTAAGCAAATTACAACTGGTACACAAGTAAATGTTGGATCTCCTTGGAGATATCCTACTGGTACTGCATTTAGTCAGTTTAATGTTAATTTTATAATGCCACGCTCTCAATATACGAGAACTTTCTTTGAGAGGTGGACACAAGTAATGGCTAGTGATTCTAATCAATATACAGGTTTTTATGATGATATGGTTTCTCCTGTCATCAGAATTTATAAATGGGAAAGAGGTGGTGGAGATCAAGCACCAATAACAGCTGATATGCGTAGGGCAATTGCTGAGAATCCAGGAATTAGTTGGTCTCTTGCAAGATATTATAAAGTTACTGCATGTTGGGAGTTACAGAATTGTTTTCCTTATAATATAGGTACAGTCCAGTTAAATAACTCTGCTGCGACTATTATGAATCTAACAGTAGGGTTCTATTATGAAAGATATAGATTCTATCCAGAAGAAGCTTTTGATGATTATGGTATAAGAAATAAAATTCGTATACCTGCTGATAACTATTGGGATGCTGCTACTAACGAATCTGGCAATCCAATTACCTTATGGGATATACTAGGATCTGCTATTAACAGCTTTATCATTTGACCCTAAATAACTATACTGAATTGACTATTCTATGGCATTACCTAAATTAAATGTACCTAAGTACAAACTGAAACTGCCTTCTGATGGCAGAACCGTGAATTATAGACCTTTTCTTGTAAAAGAAGAGAAATTACTACTTTTAGCAACGGAAACTGGTGAACAGGCAGATCTTATGTCTGCTATTAAAACCATTATCACCGATTGTACAGATATTAAAGATTTGGACAGTCTTGCAACTTTTGATATTGAATATGTTTTCCTTCAAATTCGTGGAAAATCTGTTGGTGAAAGTGTTGAGATTTCTGTTACATGTCCTGATGATGGAATAACTGAAGTTCCAGTAAATATTCCTCTTAATGAAATAAAAGTTATTAAGACTAAAGGACATAAACCAGATATTAAGTTATCACCTGAGTGTATCTTAACTATGGCTTATCCGAGTTTAGATACGTTTGTTAGTATGAATTTTGTTGGTGACGAACAACCTGGTGTTGATCAAATTTTCAAAATGGCAGCTAGTTGTGTAAAAACAATTACTGATGGTGAAGAAGTGCATGATTGTACTGATCTTCCTAAGGAAGAGATTATGGAATTTTTTGAACAATTAAGTAGTAAGCAATTCTTACAAATTCAAGAATTCTTTGAAACTATGCCTAAGTTGTCTCATACAATTAACGTAGTTAATCCTAAGACTAAAAAGGATAATGAAATAGTACTTGAGGGACTAGCTAGTTTTTTCGAGTAGCTCTTCTTCATACTAATTTAAAGTCATATTATGAGGGTAACTTTGCATTAATGCATCACCATAAGTGGAATCCTGAATATGTCGATAATTTAATGCCTTTTGAAAAGGAGATTTATATGAATTTATTAGTCTCATTCCTAAAGGAAGAAGAGCGTAAAGCAAAGGAACAACAAGCACAGAATGGCTAAAATTTCTGCCTACAAAGTAGTTAAACCAGGAGCATTTTCACATGTATCTCCTCAGGTTGCTAGTGTCAGAAAGTCTACTTATGCTATTAATAGGTTGGGTGCTACCATCTCTAGTATGGGTAGTGTTGTTAAAGACCTTGAAAGTATTGAAGCAGCAAGAGTTACTAATAATAAGTTAGCGGAACAAGCAGAAAGGAGGAGACTACAAAGAGAAGCAGATGAAGCTGCTGAAACACAAGCAGAAATTAATAATCTTAGTAAGAAAGGATTTAAATCAAATATAAAACCAACTGGTAAGAATAAAAATCTCTTAAAGAGTCTTTTACCTGGTTGGCTTAATATGCTGATGCCAGTTCTTGAATTTTTTGCAAAACTAATTGCATTTCCTGTAGTTAGGGAAATGTTGAAATGGTGGGGTGATCCTGCTAATGTTGAAAAAGTTGAGACTTTTCTTCATAAGGCAAATGTAATTTGGACAAAATTATATAATTTTGGCAAATGGTTAATTAATGATAAATTAATTGAAGGTTGGGGTAAATTAGTAGGTAAAGAAAGTACCTTAATGGAAAGGTTTGAGGGACTTTGGGATTTAACTCAAGGTGTCCTTGTCTTGAAAATGATAACCGATCCTCTTGGTATGATGTCATCCATAGTGATGTGGATTGGTAATTTTTGTAATCATATGGGTAAACCGAAACCCAAACTTGGTGATAAAAATAAAAGTAAAACTAGTAAAACTAATCAAAGAACAAAGAGTAAAGGTTCGAGTAAAGGTGTAAAGGGTAAATCAACCTTTAATAAGGGTAAGTTTTCTTCTACTAAGTTTAGAGCACCTAGTATTCAGGGTTCTTCTAATATAATGAAGAAAGGGAATTTTTGGGGAAAAACTTGGAGAGGGATAAAGAATTGGGGTAAGAAGGGTATTAATCAGATTAAGAATAAACCTCTTGCAACTACTGGAAGTGTTTTAAAGGGTACAGCAAAGGGTGCTGCGAATCTTGGTATTGGTATTCTTGCTGATTGGGGTATTAATTGGGCTGCTGATAAGGTTATTTTTCAACCTATGCAGAGAGCTGGAGATAGAGCAAGTGATAGGAATACTGAAAAAGCAATTCAAGAGCATGGTACAGAACACGTACTTAAGAAATTAGAAGCAGATTTAGCTAAAGAACAATCAAAAACACCCTTAAATAAATGGGTGAATATGGCCACCTTAGGATACGGCAATATTTTTGTCGGTCCTAACGACATGAAGGTGCAGGTACTGCAGAAGAAGATTGATTATGTTAAGAATAGAGAAGGTATAGTACAACCTCCTACTAAGAAAGTTGTAGTACATAAGAAAAAAGAGGAGAAGAAATCTGGTTTCTGGGGTAATCTTTTTAGTGGATGGGGTAATAAAAAGAAAGAACAGAAGCCTGTTACTAAGAAACATGTAGTTCCAACAATAACCAAAACAAAGAAACCTTGGTGGAAATTCTGGGCAAAAGGTGGAAAACATAAGAAATTACCAGAATTTTTCTTTGGTAAAATATTTAAAGGTGTTAGTAAGGCAGTTAGTGGTGTATTTAATGGTGTTAAGAAGGCAGTTAGTGGTGTAGTTAATACTGTTGGTAAGGTAGTTAGTAATCCGATAGTAGGTACTGCATTATCATTTATTCCTGGTGTTGGACCTATTGTTGGAGCAATTAATGCTGTTAATTCGTTAAGGCAAGGAGATATACTTGGTGCAGCAATGGGAGGCTTTAGTGCCTTAGGTAACTTTGCTTCTATTGGTACTACTGCTAAGTCAATAGTAGATACACCAAATTGGATGTTGAACTTACGTATGAGTAAGTTTGGTCAAGGACTTGCTAGTATGCATAGTGGTATAAGTGGTGCTATTAGTGGTATTACTGGTGCATATAATAACTTTATGGGTAGTAAAGTCGGTCAACTTGCTGGCGGTGTATTCCAAGGACTTCAAGGTGGAGGATGGGGTGGTGCTCTATCAGCAGTTGGTAATATGACTGGTCTGACCAAACCAGGTGCATTATTTGGTGAGGGTGGATTCTTTGGTCAAGGTGGAAGGATGTCACAGTTTGGTGGATTCTTAGATAAATACGGTCTTTCTGGAATTGGTAATATGATTCCTGGATTGGGTAGTTTCCTTGGTCAAATACCAGGTGTTTCTCAATTACCAGGAATTTCTCAGTTATTTGAAGGTGGATTTTCACCTATGGCTGCTATGGGTGGATTGGCAGATTCTATGGGTGCTGGTGGATTGTTTAGATCTGTAATGGGTATGTACCAAGGATCTACTGATTATGCTACTGGAATTAGATCTATTGCTGGTGAATTGGGAATAGGTGCAGAAGTATTTGGTATGATTGATAAAGGTAGAAGTTTAATTGATAGATCTAAGCAGTTTGCATTAGATCAACCTGAATTAGAGATACTACCTCTTGTTATACCAGTCATTAAGGGTGAGGTTGCTCTTGCTCCTGCAATCAAACAAAAACTATTAATTGCTGGTGGGTAACTAAATATGTTCATGGAGTCTTATAGCATCTAATGGCAACAATTCAAAAGGGTGCAAAAATTAATTTTTATAAGTTCGTTCCTGTAACTCTGGCAACTGCTTCTACTGCAAATCCAGATGACTCGAATCCGAAACTTACTCAAGCCGTTTTAACTAATGTAAAAGCAGTTAATAATCTTGGTGGAACGGTAAATTCGCTTGCCAAAGTTGTAGTTGATATTAAAAAGATTACTCATGCATCTTTAACTGCAGAGCAAGCAGCACGTCAAAAATTACCTAAAGCAAAATATAATAAACCTAATGTTCAATTTGGTAATTTCTTTAAGAAATTATCTATGGGTAAAGTTCCTGGATTTTTAGAATCTTTACTTAAGTTGCTTGCTGGTTTGTTTAAACTTACTATTGGAAGAGCAATATTAAAATGGTTTGCAAATCCTGAGAATAGGAAGAAAATAGAAAGGGGTATAGAGGTAGTAGCAAAAATAGGAAAAATTATTCAGAAATGGGCTGAATTTGGGACTAGTAATGCATTTAATGGTCTCTATAAAATGCTTTCAGATGAGAGTACTTGGTGGGAAAGATTGCAAGGATTTGGTCAATTTCTAGTAGGATTTGGTACTTTAGCATTAGGATTTAGATGGCTTAATCCTCTTAATATTGTTAGAACAACAAAAGAACTTAAGACTATTGTTACTCTATTCGGTACAGCAATAAGATCAGCATTTGTAAAAATGTCTGCTCTTCTTAAAGGTCCATTAGGATGGATGTTTTTAGCAGTAGGTGCAGGTGTAGTTACTGGAAAATTATTAGTTGATAATGCTAGACAAAGGGAAGAAGAGAGAGGTGCAGGAAGATTTTATGAAGGGAAATTTTATTATCCTGGTGATCCAATGTATGATAAGATTCCTGAATTACATAGTAAGGAAAAAGGTGCATTTGGTCAAATTTGGGATTTTCTTACAGGTAAAGGTGACAGACATCAGGTTACTCCACAAACTTTATACAGAGCACCAGGAACACTTGGACCTGATGATCCTGGAGTTGGTGTAGGAGGTCCGAATGATCCTAACAGATATAAAGCATGGGGAGGATCGTTAAATAATCTCAAAGAGTTTGCAGGTGGAGGTTGGATACATGGTCCTCAGTCTGGTTATCCAGTTAGTCTTGATGGGAAAGGTACAGATTTTATCGGTCATGGATCGGAATATGTAGCAAGGAAAGGTGACGGTTCAGCATTTATTGTTCCGTTTGATACTAAGGCAACTAGAACAAATCCAAATCTTACAGAAACAAGAATCCGTGAAGCAAAAAGCATGGGTTATGATATTGGTGGATTATCTGCTGCTATTGGTGGTATGGTAGATAAGAAGATATATCTACATTGGACTGGTACGGGTTATGGATATTCACCTAAAGGTCATTTCCATAGTGTTTTTAGTGGAGATGGGAGGAAGAAACAAGGAGTAGATTATAATAAAACTGGTTCTCATACTTGGAAACGTAATAAAAATAGTATAGGTTTAGCAGCTTCTGCTATGGGAGGTAGACCTTGGATAGATTATCCTCCTACAATCGCACAAAAGACTGCTATGATGATGGAGGCAGCAAGAATTGCTAAGAGTTGGGGATGGAAAGGTGAAGATGTTAGTGTAAAAAATGTAATGACTGGTGCTGAAGCTGCATCTAACAGAGATGGTGGTAATAGTCATGAAAATTATGGTCCAGTAGAATGGGGTGGTACTGGAGAACGTTGGGATTTCTTTAAGACTACTAAACGTGGTGCTCCTGGTAGTGGTGGTAATGAGTTACGTGCTATGATGAGAGCATTTATGGCAAAAGGTCAAGGAGGCAAAGGAAGATCAACTCAAACTGAAATGGATCTTCTTCAAAGATTGGTACTTGCTGAAGCTAGAGGAGAAGGTGTTTTAGGTATGGCATTAGTGGCAAGATCTGTTATGAATAGAGCAGGTATTATTCAAGATGGTGCTGCACCAGGTTTGTTTAATGCTAAAGGTGGTAGTATTACTGATATTATTATGGGTAAAGGGCAGTATCAACCAATAAGAGACGGTTCTATTAATGCTGAAAGATCTCCTCGTGAAATGGATAATGCTATGAGAGCAATTATGCTTGCTAAGAATCCTAAAGCATTACGAAATAGATTGATAGCAGCAGGATATGATGATGCTACTGTCAATAAACTATTAGGTGCAACAGGATTTAGAACTGGCGGTGCATTCTTGGATAAATCTCAACAGGTTAATACAACAAAACATGGTAATCATATCTTTAATAGTGCTGGTAATGAAAATTTAAGAATATTGAACCCTAGTATGGGTCTTGATGGTAATCGTAGAACTAGCGGTGGTGGAGGAGTTCGGAGTTTTGTAGACTCTAAAGCAAATATGTCTGGTGGAGTTGGTAATATTTTTAGAGCACTTACAGGTGGTGGAGGAATGAGAAGTGGTGGTGGTAATACCACAAATAGACTTTTCGGTAATGCTAACGCAAAAGGTAATGCTACTACAGGTAATCAAGATACTGCTGCTATGAGAAAGGCAACGGATCAGAGAAATGCTGCAAGAAAAGAAATGAATAGAAGAACTATAGAAATTGTACAGCAAGCATTAGCACAAATAGAAACTTCTAACCAAGCTACTAAAGGATGGATTGAACAAGCAAATGCTGCTGCTACAGCAATTTTAGGTCAGTCCGATAAACCAACTTATATTGGTGGAGGAGGTGGAGGCGGAGGTTCTGCTGGTCCTTTTACTAGCACTAAAGCTAATGGAATTTTTGGTATTGCTACTAAAGTTTTAAACTCTTTCAATAATCCTTTGAGAGGTCTGTTTAAATGAGTAGTACCAATACCACAACAAAACCTTCTTTGAATAGAGAAGGAGTCGGTGATTGTGAGTTTAGTATAACTTTCTATAGAGACGGTCAGAAACTTACAACTGAATCTGGTCAATGGAATTTGGTTGATTTTTTAAGAGGTTGGACAATAAATGAAAATATATCTTCTGCAACTTTAGAAGCACGGTTTCAATTTGAAGATGCTGCAGGTGTGTTTGGTTCTATAACTGGATCTGAGTTAATACAATTTAAAATTAGGACAAGTATTGCAGATAGGTTATATCATTTTAGAGTTCATAGTATTGAAGCTCGTACTAGAAATTCAAGTGGAACTGAGCAATTTATACTTAATTGTTGTTCTGATGAATTTATTAAAAATGAAGTAACTAATGTTTTTGGTAATAGTGAGACCATTTTTAATAAAGAAACCGAAGCATCTAAGATTATTCAAAAACTTATAAAAGATAAGAAGTATATAGGATCATCTAAAAAGATTTTACATCCTATTGGTGGTGAAGAGACTTTAAATCCAAATACATTTATTGCTACTAATTGGAGACCTCTTGATACTATCTACTGGATAATGCAACGTAGTATTCGTAAAGGTAAGAAGGGTGGAACTTTACAAAATGGATTTGCTTTCTGGGAGAGCTCTCTAGGATATCATTTCAAATCAATTGATGGTATGATTGATGATATTAATGATATGCCAACAGAAAGTAACTGGGATCAAGGAAAAGGTAGAATATATGAATATGAGTATTCTCCGAAAAGTGTTGGTGATACTGGTGCTGATCAATATGCTATTACTAATCTAGTTTTTCCAGATGAAAGAAATTGGTTATCAGGTTTGCGACATGGAACTTGGTCTGGGTTTAGTATGGGATTTGATCCTAATAGTCTTGGTAATTCTAAAATGGGATTGAGTAGTGATTTGTCTGTTGATGCTTATCGTTATAGTCTTAAGACATTATGGAGTAAGATGTCACATCTTAATAGTACTAGATCTGTTAATCCTATTGAGACGTTTGATAAAGAAATTCAGTCTATGATTGATTATCCTAAAAGGGTTAGATATAATATGTTACCCAATCAAATTTTCGATAAGACATATAAGAAAAACCCAGAAAAAAATTATGAGCATCTAGTAGAATTGCAAGCATATCAATGGCTTCGTTTGGAGTCCCTTAAGTCTACTAAACTTGAAATAACAATTCCTGGCAACTTAGATCTTTATTCAGGGCAAGGTATTGATATCATTATTCCTTCTTCTATGAAGGTACAGGATACAAAAGTTGTTGATAAGAAATTTAGTGGTAGATATTTAATTGCAGGTATTACTCATTCTTCTGTTGGTTTGACAATGAAAACACAATTGGTTTTGTTGAAAGATTCGATATTCTCGTTATAATAAATATTAGTGTATAACAGGAGAATGTGTATATGGCATACGCAACT